CCTCCCAAAATTTAACGACTTCTGGAAGCCCTTCCGGCCTTGGGAATCCCGGATGTGGCCAAAATTCTTTTTCCGCGCCCACCACAAGAATCCGAAAATCGTTTGCGAATAGTTCCTCTACTCGTGCGTGCCACGTTCCTGCCCCATAGTGGGAGTTGCTGACAAATCCCCGCAATTTTTGGTATTCGGCGTACATCTTTACTTCGTGGTCTTTCTCGCCTCGCTTCCATCTCAGAAACTTTGACACGACATGGCCGTATTCGTGCGAGACGAGATAGCGCGTCATTGCCGGATGGATTGGGATACGCTTGCCGCAAAGAACTATAGAGGCATCCCATGGCCGCTCGTCCGTCTTTTCATCCTTGCCTTCGTAGAAGAAGCTGATGTTTGTCCAACCATTGCTGCGTGACAGAGATTCGCGGTCGGTCAGATAATAGGCAACATCTCTTCCGACGGAGAAAGCCGCGGCCGCTCTTTCGGCTTCGACTCGAACTGTTTCGGCGTCGTGTGGGTACGCTGGAACTGGGTCTACCAATTCTCGCCTGTCATAGTCTCCGGATTTAACAAGGAAGAATGGCGTTCCCGGTGGCTCGAAGTCCCACCGCAAATCAGCGGCAGCACGCAGTTCGATAACTTTAATCTTCACTGTGCCCCCACCATTTCCGGCTGCTTTTGCTTCGCCGCTAGTTGCTTTTCCTTCATGGCCTTGTCCTCGGCGCTTTTCTGTTCCAACTCCGCCGGACTCTCCTGAATCCCGCCCTTGGCCGCGAGTTGCACCTTGCCCGTGGTGCTCAAATCCTTGTAATTGATTGACTCTGACGGCGGCTTACCTTGCGCGTTGCCCTGTTTGTCCGCCAGAGCCTTCTCGTGCTCGTTCATGTGTAACACAACGTTGTCGAAGAAAGGCTTATTATTTTTCTTGAGTTTGCGGCCTTCCGGACTCATCAGATACTTTAGGCAGCAAAAGATTTCGCTGGAATGGTCTTCCCATGGTTCGACGGGAATCGTTGAGATTTCCTGTGGCAATGCTTGCGCCTCTTGCTGCGCCTGATCGAAGTGTTCCGGAGCAACCCCTTTGGCAATCGCGCCTTGAGCAATCTCGCTCGCTTGCTGAATCATCGGATTCGGGACCGGCTCCATCTTCGTCAGGAGTTCCAGTTCCCCGAGTTGCTTGTTGAATGCCGCCACTTGCGGGATGTACAAATCTGTCAGGCCCTTCATCTCTTGCACAAACTCCAAATTCGCGGGATTGTAGAGCACCTCAAGGATCGCGTTATTCTTCTGGCCCTGTTCCATCAGTTCATCGAGTTTGGTTTCCTTGTCCGCATGTGTCTCCGGGAAACTGGTATCTGCCTCGGGATAGCAGAGGATGTTTCCTTTCAGGTCGTTCACTTCGAGGCGAATCACTTCGCCGCCGGGAATCTTCTCGTTGATGCTGCCGTCGCGGCATTTCGCGCCCCACCTTACAAGTTGCCGCATGGAATCCGCTTCGGCTTGTTGGATCGAATGCCACGTCGGAGAGAGCCTGCCGAGCGCCTGGTCGCGCTGGATTTGCTTCCCGCCCTTGGTGGGATTCCCCGGCTCCTGCATGCCGGCAAGGGCGGGATAGCCGCCGGACAAAAGTTGCGAGAGTTCGCCGATGTAGTCCTGAATGAACAATCGCAGTGCGTCGGGAATGGTGATCGCCGGCTCCACAAAAACCAGTTGGTCGGCAGTGAGTCCCGGCTGCGGCTTATAGGCTCCTACGTCTCCGGGAATGTTGGTCTGCGCGCGAATCGCTTCGACATCAAACGCCTTGTTGTGCATCCACTTCTTCGACACTCCGCGGATGAAGAAGTCATTCGCGAGGTCGAGCCAGTTGTTGACTCGCTTCTGCACCGGGATCATGGAAGTTCCGAGCGCGTTGCGGTTCTGGCCATCGCCGGAGAAGGCTTGTCCTAGTGCCCAGCAATCGTCCATGCCCTCGTTGCGGGCGTAGCAAAACACTTCTCCGGCGTAGACCGCCAAAACACCGTCTGGAAACTTTTTGATGAGGGAATCCCGCACGTTATCCGGAATGTCCGCGTGCATGAACTGCGACGGCCGGTGCCAGTTCATCTGAATCGTGACATCTTCGGCGATCGAATCCGAGGTCACATAGGTGGATTGCATGCCCAGCTTGACGTTCATGCGGGCAAGTTTGGCGATTTCGCCTTCGCTGATTCCGGTGCTACCCGACTTGATCTTGTCGGCCTTGTCCGGGAATCTTCCCTTCGCCCGGTTGACGCTGATTTCCGTTTCATACTGGAGCGAGTCCACGTCGGAGAGCACGTTCGCGCTCATCGGCGATAACTTCACTTCTAACTTTCCGTGAGCGGTCCGCACTTCCTGTCCGCGAGGCTTGCGCTTCGGAGCAGGAGCGGCTTGTCCTTGCTCTGGCGGCTGCTCCCCTTCCGCAATTTCAGGCATGCCTTCGCCGGTTGCGGTAGCCTCTTCGGGAGCTTCTGGCGGCTCTGTTTCGGGAACGACTTCGGGGACGTCATCCTCTTCCCATCCGAACCTCTGGCCATCCTTCACGAACCGCGAATAATACAAAAACCTCGAATCGGTGTAGAGATACCGCGCCGCGTCAGTCTGAATCATCATCAGCGGATTGTTGCGCTCGATGACCTTGATAAACTTCTCGGCACCCTCGGCTGCGGTGATGCCTTTGGCGTCGTCGCCGATTTGCGGCTCGAATCTGACGGCGGGAACGGCGCGGGTGAGCGTGGAAATGAGGATCTGCCCGTAAGCGGAATAGATGTTCGTCGGAAGGAGCGCGAGGTCCATCTGCATCGACGGCCCGTAGCCGGTGGATTCTCCGGGAATCTTCCAGCCGCCGCCGCGCTCCGGCAAGAGAAACTGGAATCCGCGGTAGAACAGCGCCGCTTCCCACGCCTGGATCACTTCGACAAGTCTGGCGGGATAATCCCTTTTCGAAGCCTTGGTGTTGAGGAGTTTTATTGCATTGATTTCTTCTTCGCTGAGTTGGGCGTTTGCGACCGGGGAATACTCCGCGCCCGCGAGCTCGCCTAAAGCGAACTGCGCCGCTGGTTGCGTGTCGCTTCCCGTCAGCCCAACCGAGCCTGTGGCCAAGTTCTCCCGCTAACTACCCGATCCCGCTTGCGTTTGTCTTTGCGCTGCCTGTGCTTGAGCCACGGCTTCCGCTTGGAGGTGCGCCATCATGTCGCAGTTGTCGTAGCACATCACCGCCCACTCGATTTCCTTTTCGTAATCGACGAGCGCGAGAATCTCCGCGATTTCGCTGGCGGTCCGCCCCATCCCGCCAAGCTGCATGATGAATTGATGCTTGCGGTTCAGCACCACAAGTTGCGCGCGCTGCAGATTGTCGATCGCTGGCTTGTCCATTAGTGGCGGGCTTTCGAAAATGCGAGTGCGAGTCTTGCTCGCTTTCCAATCTTGCCCGAAGAATGTTTATGCTCCTCGGCAAATTCATGAGTGCTTTCGCCGGCGCGATGCGCGGCAGAGGAAAACACGCCTTCGGTGCCACGATGCTTGATGCCGGAGGAAACTTTCTGCATCCACCTATTTGTGGCCATTTTTCAGCGCCTCCGCCAAACGCGAACCTGACTTTTTTATCGCACCGTCCGCCGGTTCGTAGTAATCCGAGCAGTACCGATCAACTGGTTTCGGAATCACTTCGCTCCCGTTCCACGCGATGAAGTATTTATTCCCGCAAATCCGTTTCCCGGCATCCTTCAGGTACTCACAACTCTTACAGCTTGACCCGCCAAGCGGAACTTCCATTCCGGCTTGATGCCCGGCAGGATACTCCGCCTTGCCCTTCACCGCCGCGCCTTCCGAAATGCCTCAGCCATCCGCGAGTCTTTCTTTTCTTTGCTGCCTTTGGTTCCCGCGAGCGAACCTTCAGGAGTCGAACTGTCCCATTCAGCAACGGCCGCGTTGCCGCCGAGAGCTTTCTTGCCCGCCGAAGAGTGTCCCCAGCGGGCCTGTGCGACAGATTTCCACATTTACGAGAGTCCGGGAATTGCCGCTTCCTTCGCGCCTTCGTGCTCGCCCGTCTCAAATTCCGGCGATTCTTTTGCCTCGTGCTCCGAGGACTCCATGCCGAGCGCTTGCCCCGCATGCGCGTGCGCCTCCTTGTGGCTCGAGTGATGGCTGTGATGCGTGAACCCTGCGCCATCTTCCTTGCCGGGCTTGTGCTCGCCGTGATAACTCACAACGTGGTGGTGTCCGCCCTCGTGGTCGTGGAATTGATGCACGGTGTGCGCGGCACCGTGTTCGCTCACAACGTCATGAATCGATTCCGGGCTTACCTTGTCCGCCATGGCCGCAACGTCAGTAACCATTCCGGTTTCCGCGTCGGGATCTGGTTGGTGTCCTTCCGGCCTGGATTTCGGGTCGATGGCTTTCGAGGCGTGCTGCTTGTGGATGTCGTCGTTCAACTTCCCACGTCCAAAACTGTGCACCGGGTTGCCTTGTCCGTCTCTCGGCATAATCAGTCTCCTTCTGCTTTTTGCATGACTGCGATTTCACCCGATGGTTGAACCTTGAGAGTGCCTATCTGCCTTTCCATCCACCGCTTGCCGGCGGGAGTTTCAAACCACATTTCTTTTTGCTGCACGATTTGCCATGGCGTGCCGCGAAACGCTGGCATCGCGTCCGGATCCTCTGGCTTAGGCGGCTCCGGCGGAGGTTCGGCGGCGCGCGATGGCTGGCCTAGCGTGAGTCTAAGTCGTTCGCACTCGTCTTGCAATCTTTTATTCTCGTCCAGGACGCGAGAGAGTTCCTTCGCGTGCATCTCGCGCTCGTCTTTGATCTGCTGCTCGAGGTGCTCAATCAGCCGTGT